AGGTTCGTCGTTTGGCAACCTGATGAAACCTCCCTGACGGAATCTCGCAAGGGCTTGTGTAGTTGAGTCAACCAAGTCGTCGTTTGTGCCGCTTGGAAAGTCGTTGCACTCCTCAATAACCTCTTGTGCCCATCTGCGGTCCGGTGCCCATACTATCCCTGAAGAAAACAAGTCAGAGACAGCATTTACACGGGCGATCTTATCCTGTCCTTTACCCGGCGTAAACTCCCCGACAGGCACTCCCATGCGTCTAAATTCTTGATACAGAGCTGCTCCGTTGGACTTCTTCTCCACCACAAACGCATCTGGCTCCCACTCTTTGTACTCCTCCAGCACCATCTTCTTCAGTTCTGGAAACTCCATGCGTTTTTTGATGGCGTTGAGCAATATGATGTTGTAATTGTTCGTGTTCTCATTGAAGAACACACCCCATGTGGTCAGGGCGTTGTAGTCAGCGCGGGTGTTGGCTTCTTGTGCGGCGTCCAGACTCATAATAATGAACTCGCAGTTGGGTGGTGGGGCATCTTGATCCCATATCTGCCACCACTCCCTTTTTATCAGCGCACCTTCCTCTGATACGGGGTTCTGCATGTACTGGGCTTCCCAGTACCGCACGTCCATGCCAGCCTTTTTGGACAACAACTCCTCAATCGACCAGAACTCGCCCCACAACGGCTTGTCATTCAATATGGCAGGGAACTCAACGACCTCCCAGTCGTCTACACCCTCTTCTCGACCCATCTGGCTGATGATCTGGCCTGTCAAATCTAGTTTTGACCACCGAGTCATCACAATGATAATAGCGCCTCCCGGCATAAGACGCTGCAAAGGGCCAGACTGGAACCACTCCCAAGCAGGGAGAAAAACATCGGGGCGTCCAGTTTTTGCGTCTTGTTCAGAATGAGGGTCATCAATGATGAAAAGGTCCGCACCACGGCCAGCCAAAGCGCCGCCAACACCAATTGCAAAGTATTCACCTTGGGCATTTGTTCCCCATCTTGAAGCTGATTTACTGTCAGATTGCAGTTCTACGCCCGGAAAAATGTCTTTGTAGTTATCTGAACCTACAAGATTACGAACGCGGCGACCAAAATTAACAGCCAAATCTGCTGTGTGAGACGCCATAATGACCTTCTTATGGGGGAATTTGCCCAAAAACCATGCTGGCGCAAGATAGGAAATGAGTTCAGATTTGCCATGTCGAGGCGCAATATTAACAATGACACGCTTTTTCTTTCCGTTGGCGATGTCTTCGAAGATTTTAGCGAGCCTGCGATGATGCGGGCCAACTTTATAGCCGGGGTAGACGTGATCCGCGAACTCCAAAAGCAAATCTTTGCCCAAATTCTGCACAGATTGGGCATCCCAGACCTTGATAAGTTCAAGAATTTTGCGTTTTTCATCATTTGACGCTGTTGGCAACAGGTTTTTCAGAGTTTCTATCTGTTCCCGTGTAACTTTCACCGTACAACCTCAATCATCTCTACGTCTACAGTGCGTTTTTCAAGTTTGGCAAGGGTTTCAAGCAGTTCTTTCTCAACTTCTTCAATAGACTGCTGTTTGTGCGTGACTTCAGAGCGGCGTTTGAAGGCGTCGACCCCGTCAACTTCCCCTAAAGCGCGCAGTGCAGTGAGCCGAATCTTGGCGTCCGGGTGGTCTGTCTCGGCCACCAGCTTATTTACCACAAACTTCTTCAAATCAGCGAGTTCTTTGACCACCAAGGTGTCATGCTGCGCGACCATCCCGGCCAAATAGGCAATTGTGGCGTTTGAGTAGGCGGATAAAGTGGGTACTTTCTTTTGATCGCCCATCATGCTTTGGGCAATTTCGACCGCCTGCTGGCGTTCTTCGTCATTTGGGTCAATTGGCTCGCCTTTTAAGTCAGCTATGAGCTTGACTGTTCTGGCGCGCATGTCCAACTCTTCGCGTGGAGACAGTTCGGGCATCGCATCAGTAGCAGATGCGGGGAGCGGGATATGAGAATCTATCTCTGGAATCAAGTCTTGCATTGGGAGGAAGGTGGCACTCCAAAGTTGACGGAATATACCACGTATTTCGACGAGGAGGTAGGATTCCTACCCGGGGGGTATTAGGATAAACCCTAATAGACAAAGTAACGAGCAAAAAAAGACCCCCGGGGAGGGGGTCGAAGGAGAGAGGCAACTGAGAAGGTTGTTGATTGGATACTTATCCAGCAAGACTGTAAACTTAACCAACACGGCTGGGGACTTGTCGTGCGTCCTTCAATTAGCGTGGCAACATCAGCCACATCCCCATGCGTGTTGGCATCGGGGGCCTTTCACCCGATAGGCTTGTCAGGCTTCACCCTGCTCGTTTGGTAATCTCCCTTGCAGAAGCTTCCAACAACTAAGTCTCAACGATAGAGATTATACATGTGATGGGGGACGTGTATAGATTTTGGGGAAATTTGAACATGTGTGGTGTTATTTGTGCGAGTCATGGTGTAGGAGGCGGGAGGGGGACCCATTTGGGAATCTGGGGGGTGGGGGTCTGCCTACCCCCGTATATGTAAAGTTTGTGCTATACTAACCCCAATGCGATGCAATAGTGCAAAGCAGATACAGGAGATAGCAATGGATGGAATGCTCACAATCAAGATGGTAGTAACCCTGCCCACTACAACCCCACGCCATAAGCGCGTGACACTGGCTAAGTCATGGTGTACACAAAATGAAGCGGAGAAAGTGTTTGCTAATTTTCTTAGCGTGAATGAGCATATCAACCCTGCGCTATTGCGTGCTGAATGGGCAACGCAAGAGCTGGTGTTTGTAGGTAACGAGTCTTAATCAACCCGCAGGGCGAAAGCCCTGCATTTCTGGAGAACGCAAAATGTGGACACAATTAGAATTGTTTGACGAAAAGACAGAAGAAGAGTTTGCAATGAGCCTGACAGCACGCGAATTTGCAACGCTGAAATTTACTAACCCCAAAGCGTACAACTGGATAAAGCAAGTACGTTGTGCGATTCAAGAGTACGAATCAAAATGCAGGTCACTCAGAATGCACTTGGATCAGAATTTGATTAGAGCAAAATGGGGAAGAGCTGATGGGTTCTTCGACTGAGTAAACACAGGGGACTTCGGTCCCCTTTTTATTTTTGCTTGTGCTTTTGATACCAGTTATTTGTTGTCGCGCGAGAGCAAGGCGCGTACGGCAAGCGCGCGTTTAATCGTTCAGGGTACGCTGAAACTATATCTAAGAGCTAGTATGGTATATAATTCAATCACCGCAGACAATTCGGTTTGCGGTGTTTCTTAACTTTTCGGAGATTTGCAATGAAAGCAAAATCACAAATCGGGAAAGCAATTCCCGAAACTACCCTAGAGGTAGTCACGCCCTCATCTGTAAAAGATGCGGCCTACAAATTCGCCCGTGCTGGCGAAACATCCGCGAGTATCGCAAGATACATCATGGACAATGATTCCTCATTCCCCGAGGAAGTGAGCAAAGAATTGAAGGCCGATTTGAACGCGGGTTTCATGTTGCGTGCGTCTGAATTGTGGGGCGATGAATTCTACAAATTGGGCGATGGCGGCACATACATTCCATTGGGCAATTCAATTGAGCTTAAAAATGTCGCGCCTGAAAAATCTATCCGCATTGGCTTGTCTTATTGCTTCGCAATGTCTCAGCAAGAATTCGGACAATTGAAAAACAAAGATCCGCAATTGCATGGCATTGTGAAACCAATGCGCGACAAATTCAGCAAGTATTCACACAATAATATTGTGGCTTTGAAGCTCGCGGCCCGTACTTTGTTGAATGATGGTAAGAGCAAAGAACGCACAGGCAACAAAAATTTTGTCGATGCGTTGATAGACATGTTCGCCACATACGATAAACGCGTATTGAACGCTGAGGCCAGATTGGACAGCACGGCATCGCCTATCAATTACCGCATGGCGAAAGAAGCATTTTGGAATGTCTACAACAAAAAATAATTAGCTAATCGTTTTATACCCCACTTCGGTGGGGTTTTTTTTGGCCCAAAATATCTGCTTCCCCCCTGATGCCA